AGGGCAAGGCTGAGATCAGCAAACTCAAGAAGACAGTCGAGCAAGGCATCGGTGACGCCAAGGCCATCTACAACGAAGTCACTGGGCTGTGGTCATGGCTCAAGGGGTTACTTGGTGGGGGCAAGCCTGCTGCAAAGCCAGCACCAGCTGCAGCAGAGGCCAAGCAAGAAGCCAAGCCTCTGGCGAAAGCGGCAGATCGCAAACCAGCTGGGCAGTTGAGCTATGAGGAATACCAAACCCAAGCCATTCACCAGGTATGCGAGCAGCTCAAGACATTTTTTGAGATTCGCAGGCGATTAAAAGAGCACTGTCTTGAGCTGGAAGAGATCAGCAAGACGACAACGACAGTTGAAGACAGTGCGCTGGACAGAGTTGAGATTGAGCTGCAGCTGGAGAACATGACAGTGCAGATCAGAGAAGCGATGGTGTATGCACCGATGGAGCTGCGAGACATCTACTCAAGGTTTCTCAAAATGTACGATCAGATCCTTGAAGAGCAAGAGTTTGCACGGCAAGTCAAGCGAAAGCGAGAAAGAGATGAGGCATGGCAACGCGACCTACTGCGCAATCACCGTATCGACAGGGCACTGGCACTGGCGGTGGTGGCGTTCGTGGTGATGTGGCTGTGGGGTCTGATGTTGTCGCTCGCATGGCACGCGAAGATGCCAGATGGTTTGCCACCGCTGTAGTCGCTCTTGCCCTGGTGCTGTTCTTGGCGTTGCCAGTGACAGTGCTGATCGCGATTGACCACCTGGAGAACAAGGCCAGGACAAAGGCTGAGATCAGGAAAGAGATCGGTGAGTTGAAGAGATTGAAAGAGGAAGTAAGAAAGGAACTAAGCAATGCTGCCAATCGTCGCGGGGATCGTATCGAACCTAATCAGTAATGGGATGCACAAGGTCGCTGACCAAGTGATTGAGAAAGGCGTTGATGCTGTACAGCAAAAGCTCGGCATTGAACTAAAGCCAGAGGGCGAGGCCACGCCAGAATACAACGCCAAGCTGCAAGAAGAGGCCAATCGCCACAGCGAATTTATGGCCGAGCTTGATGAGAAGTCAACGCAGCGTGCCACAGATATGTACATGGCTGATGACAGCACAAAGCGCTTCACTCAAATGTATGCCTGGTTTATCACTGTGGTGTCATTCGCTTACTTCTTCATCGTGTCATTTGCTCCGATTGAAAACCGCAACCGCGACTTCATCAACATCATCTTGGGTTTCTTGATCGGTACTGCAGTTAACTCATTGATCCGCTTCTTCTACGGCAGCAGCAACAAGTCACAAGAGGACGTTGACAAGAAGCAAAAGGAGCAGCAGCAATGACGCCAGGCATTGATCAACTTACGGCTGCAGGCATCAAGCGTGAGGTAGCAGAGCGCTGGTTGCCGCATGTGCAAAAGGCCATGGCTCGCTTTGGCATTGAGTCACCAAAGCAAGTGGCTGCGTGGCTGGCGCAGACTGCGCATGAGTCTGGTGGCTACACAATGCTGACAGAGAACTTGAACTACAAAGCTGCAACGCTGGCTGCGTGCTGGCCAAACCGCTTCGCTGAGATGGGGCCAGACAAGAAGCCCAAGCGCAATGAGAAGGGTGCGCTCATACCAACCAAGGTGGCTGAGTCAATCGCTGGCAAACCAGAGTTGATCGCCAACTTGGTGTACAGCTCGCGCATGGGCAACGGCCCTGCTGAGTCTGGCGAGGGGTGGCTGTACCGAGGCAGGGGTCTGAAGCAGCTCACCGGCAAAGACAATGTGAAGCGCTGCTCAGAGGCGCTCGGCGTTGACTTCGTGGCCAACCCAGATCTGCTGATTGAACCTGAGTATGCAGCCCTTTCAGCAGCCTGGTTTTGGTCGGTCAACAAGTGTGGCCCATTGGCTGATGCCGATGACTTTGTTGGCCTGACCAAGAAGATCAACGGCGGCACAATCGGACTGCCCGACCGCGAGAAGCGATACAAAGCAGTCCTGGCCACGGTTAATCACTGAGCTGCGCCTAGTGCCTTGATGCGCTTGCTGTAGTTGGCCGTGTGCCGCACGCGCAGCACGGTGTCAATGCGCTTGAGTGTGTCTTCATTGCACTCTTTCAGCTCGCGCAAGATGGTCATGCGCTCACGCGCTGGCTTCTTGCCTGCCCTGGCTGTCTTGTCGGCCAGGTCTTCATACGCATCGCCCCACTGCTCAAGTGTGTCATGCACGCTGAATGGCTCATCTCTGCCAGGCACGCGCAGCGCAAAGCCAACAGGTGCAGGCTCATCTGGTGAGCTTGTCTCTTGTGGTACTTCGGGAATGTCAACCACTTCAAAGTGGTCAAGCATCTTGTCTGCGATGGAGATCGCCTCTTCAATCGCCTGCAGCCCTGGGTCTGCTTGCTTAGTGGCCAGCTCTTCAGCTTCAGCGTCTTGCGCAAATGCCTGCTCAATCACAACTGGGTCTGATGTTTGTTGCGGAATTGCAACAGGTGCTGGCGGTGCGATGGCGTCAAGCGGGTTGCGTGGCGTGATGTCTTTGGCCTGCTTGGGCTTGGCTTCGTCTGGGTAGTCTTGCGCTTCTTCAGCGGTGATCAGACCCTTGAGCACATCGGGGAAGGCATCACGCAGGGCAAAGCCACGGGCACGCATCTGCATCATGCGTTTGGGGTAGGCAGTCCATGGCCCTTGCTTGCCCCATAGGCCGGCACGCTTGGCGTCTTCAACTGAGAACTTGGCCACCACGGGCTTGCGGCCTTTGCGCTGGGCAACGCAGACAGCCACGGGGTTGGGTGTGCCTTCGTTCTCAAAGTATTCCTGCACATCTTCACAGACTGGCGACGCCTGCACCAGCGCCATGGCTGCGTCACCGTACACGCTCGGCTTGCCATTGATGACAGCGATGTTCTGCAGCGCCTGCATGGGTGCCAGGCCGATCTCATAGCCCCACTGCACGCACACCATGATGTCTTGTGGCTTGCCTTGGTAGGCACGTGGAACCATGGCGCTCTCGGCCAGCATCTTGCTGAACTCCATGGCTTCGGTGATGGTGGCTGGAGCAAAGCCACGGCGGTCAGTGGTTGTGAGTTGTGTCATGTTGGTTCTCTTCTTCAATGTAGGTTTGCATGGTGGTGAAAATCAGGTCGGCCATCGCGTCAATGAACGCTTCGGCTTCGTCTTCATCAACGTCTGTGATGTTGAGCAGCGCAACAACAGCGCGGTCATACACAGCGCGAATCGCCGGTCTGTTTGGCAAATTCATTCGCCCAACTCCTTGATGGACAGCGTTGACTGGCGCACGCTGTAGGCTGGCTTGGCTGGCACAAGGCGCTCTGGTGCTGCTTTGTAATTGCGCATCGGCCAGCTGATCACAAAGCGACCGGCACGGCCACGCTCGGCCTGGCCCATCAGCTCCTTGAGCTGCTTCTCGGCATTGTCAATGGATGTCTCTGCTTCTCTGATCACAGACTTTGCAGCCATGATCTGCTCTGCCAAGCGCTCTGCCTGCACATTCAGTGGCAGCTCTTCTTTGCTGGCAGCGGTTGGGTATATGCGATCCATCTCTTTGCTGCTGGCCGGTGGGTACCAGTCGATCTCGCCAGTCTCTTTGTACTTGAGAAGCCTGGCATCAAACTCTTCGACAGCTTTGACAATGGCATCTTGCGTCTGCTTGTGTGGTGCGAACAAGAACACGCGCAGCTCGATGCCCTGGTAAAGCACGCAGACAGCGCCCCACTTGTGGCCGGTCACCAGCATCTGACCTTGCAGCTGGATGGGGCCACGCGCCAGGTGCGGCACGTCTTCGGGCATGGTCTTGGTCAGCTTGGCTTCAAGCACGCCTGGCCCTTCAAGGGTGATGCTGTCCTGGCCAACAACATAGATGCCGTTGTCTGGGTCATGCGCGATGACCTGGCCATCGCCAAACCCGATGCCATCAAGCGAGCACTGCAGCGCGATGTCTGGGTGGGTGTAGGGTTTGGTGATCTCGGTGTCAAAGCTGGCCAGGCCAAGGCGCTCGGCTGCTTGGGTCAAGATGACAGGCTCAAGTGTGTTGCCCCATGCCATGGCTTCGTTGCCAATGTCTGGGCGCTCCTTGCCATCAATGGCGTTGATGCTGAACTGCAGCTCATCATTGGGCGTGCTGTACTTGCTGAACATCATCAAGCCAGGCAGGCGTGATGCGCTCATCTCTTTGTCGTCGGTAAGTTTTCCAGCCATGTCAGTGCTCCTTTGCTTCGGCCAGTTGATAAACGCGCACCACTCTGGCGTGAGCTGATGCGTGGGTTGCTTCGGTAAACCCGACAGCTTTGAAGCGCTTGCCTTTGAAGACAGCGCCAAAGACTGATGGGTGCATGCCGATTGGGATGTTGACGCGCTCGCGCACGTCGTTGATTGACACCGTGCCAAACTGTTGCGCGTGAGCAACAGCGATGGTGCGGCAGTGTGCCAAGAACTCTTCGTCGCGCACTTCAAAAAAGTCGAGCTGTGAGTCGCGGATCTTGCGGCCAACTTCAACGGGGTGCATAGACCACCACCAAAAGCAAGATGGCCAAGAAGAAGATGACGCCCCAGGCAGCCTTCTCGCGCTGCACGTCTGTGTTGTCATGCAGGCCAAGCAAGACATTTTGCAGCCGGCTTTCATCTTCGCTCATCTGGCTGCGTCGGGGTGGCTCATAGGTCAAACCGATTTTGATCTTGCCGGTGTTGTAGGGTGGTGTCTTGGCTTGCGTCACAGTACACCCCCAACAGCGATGATCATCACAATGCAGAGGACGAAGCCGGCTGCTGCTGCGATTTTTTCTTGTGTGGTTTCTTCAGTCATTTGGTGCTCCTAAGTTTTTGAGAAAAGTTTTTTGCTGCTGTTTTGCTGCAGCTTCTAAAAAGCTGGCGCGTTGTTGGCGCTGTGCCTGCTTCAAGCGGTGCTCATGCTTGTGGATGAGCCACTTGATCAGGGCATATTGGCCGATGATGGCCATGATGACAAGTGCTGCGAGCCAGTCCATCAGATGCGCTTCAAGAGGTTGCTGACTTGGCTGGCGCGCCATTCAAAGTTGCCACGGGGTGTCTCGATGCCACGCTGTGACAGCTGCTGTGCGATGTCGCGCAGGGTTGATGCGCCGGTGAGCTTGATGATGTCGCGCACCACGGGGCCCACTCGCAAGGCATAGGCGTCTGCCTTGGCCTGAATGCGTGCGATGCCGGCAGCGCTGCCGATCTCTGGTGTTGGGCAGCCAAGCGTGCGGCCTTGGGCTTTTACTTGGGCCAGAGCTGCCTTGGTGCGCTCGCTGATCTTGCGTGCCTCCCACTCAGCAAACACGGCCATCATCTGCAGGAATGTGCGATCGGCTTCAGGCATGTCAGCGCAGACAAATGGCACGCTGGACTCAAGCAGGCCAGAGATGAAGTGCACATTGCGAGCCAGGCGGTCGAGCTTGGCGATCACCAGGGTGGCTTTGGCGCGCTTGGCTGTGGCCAGTGCTGCGGCCAGCTGCTCGCGGTCATTCTTGCGGCCAGATTCAATCTCAGTGAACTCAGCAATCAGCTCGGCCTGGCCAATGTGCTTGGCCACAGCTGCACGCTGGGCGTCAAGGCCAAGGCCAGACTTGCCCTGGCGGTCGGTGGACACTCGGAAGTAAGCGACGAATTTGCCGTTGTGCGGGGCCATGATCAGACCTTGGTAAAGGTGCGGACGGCCACAACACGGCCCCAGATGTTTGTGACGCGAGCCTCTGGGCTGCAGGCAGCAAGCCATTCGAGAGCGCTGGCGCGAGTCCAGGCGCGTTGACGGGTGCCGTAGGTGTCTGTGATGAGGAACATGTTTGCAACTCCTTGCGCTTCATCTGCG